GTAGTATTATTATATGTATATATATAATAATAAATATGGATGGAATTACTGTAAAGGATTGTATCTATTTTATGTTAATTATACTTGGGATATTATTAGGTAATATAATGTCATCTTATAGCTATGAAATCAAAAATGATTCTAATAAATCAGAAGCTTTAAAATCATTTATTAAAAAAGATACATTATTTATAGATAAAGATAATATCACTATTCTTATACCTAAATAAATATGAAAGGTTTTATGATAGTTATTATCTTATCTACTTGTGTTCTACTTTATGAGTATAGAGATGATATGGAAGCATTTACTATCCTATTAATTGTTATTATATTTCTAACTATTTTTCTGATATGTAATATATTATTAAAAATGTAAGATATGGATAATTTACATAAATCTGTACTCTCCCCAAAGAAATGTGAGTATTTATTAACACTATTGGGAGATAAACCAAATTCAGGACTCTTCTGGATTCGAGTATCTAGACCTACAGATGATTTTTTAGTTACTAAAACTAATGTAGAAGTTTACAAAGATTTAAATTTTGTAGAACAAATTATTCCAGCCTTTACAATAATTGATTTATTAGATTTTCTTCCAAGATATATAGAAAAAGAAGGTGTTAAATATTATTTAGAAGTTCTAACATCTAATAAAAATTGGAGTGTGACATATCATAATATTAATTTTATAAGATATTTATATTGTGGCGAGGAAAATTCTTTATTAGATTGTTTATATCATTGTTTGCTCTGGAAATATACAATTTATGACCACAAAAATATTTAATATTGGAACAGTTACAACCTCATTAACTCTAGATAATTATCCAAAGGGATTAGTACTTAAAAGAGAACTTACTACTGCAGAATATAGATATATTTTAAAGAAGATACTTGATATAGATATCTGTACTAGAGAAAATGCTATCGATGAAGAAGAATACACAGAACAGAATCTTGAATATCAAAAGATTGTTAATAAGTGGCTTAGAGGAGAATGTTTATCTAAGAATGTAGATTACTTTAGAGTAATATGGGATGATCGGGAGATTAATATTATAGACTTAATCCCTATTCTTGCTTATTTAAAGAGAAGGAAAATTATAGATTAAGACATTATGAGAATAAGATTATTAAAGAGATTAAGAAAAGAATATTTAAAAAGAGTTTATATGTCCTCAAAAGTTAGTTGGACTATTATGTAATTATTACTCCAGAAAAGAAAATTAATATTTATTTCTCTAATCAGAAAGAGTTTGATGACGCAAAAAGCTTCTTATAAAAAAGAAGGGAATTTATATTGTGTAAGATAACAAGTCTTAGAAGTAATAAATTTAAAAAAGGACGTAACTCTTACTTATTAAATAAATTAGATGAAATTAATAAATTAATACCTTAAATTTATGTGGATAGCAAGAGAAAAAAACGAAGATCTTTACTTATTCAGGCATAAACCTTATGAACACTATACCTACTGGTATTCAGATAACGAAAACGCTAAAGAAGATCGTATTAGAATAGATAGAGATTTATTTCCGGAGATTACGTATTATAATAGTCCTAAAGAAGTTGTTCTTCAAATAAAAGAAGATTTAAATACTAGTATATGAGAAAAGTTGGAATTTTTTTAGGAAACTTTGATCCTCCTACTATATGTCATCAAAATATAATTAGGAATATTGTAAATTATAATTTCTTAGATGAAATCTTTATTGTTCCTAAATATAGAAGTGTTAAAGAATCATATTCCACACTTTTTACAGATAGAGTAACTATGTGTAAGAGAGCATTTAAACCATTTAAAAAGGTTACTATATCTAATATGGAAAGTTTAATAGCTTCTACAGATATGAAAACTTATAGAGAAGGAGTTCCATCTTGGAAGACTATTGAATTCTTTAAGAATATAAAAGATATTGAATTATATATAATAACTACATTCCCTGGATATTCTAAAATTCCTAATTGGGATAAGGGTGAGAAGATATTAAAGGATAATAAATTCATTGTTCTTTGTGAAACTAAAGATTTAGGGAAATTATCTGAGGATATTATTAGTATACCTTTATATGATCATATCAATATTACATCTAATAAAATCCGGAATTATATAAGATTAGATTCTAATCCATTTCCCTTAATTCAGAAAGATGTACTTGATTATATTTACAAACATAATCTTTATATAAAATGAGATATTATATTACAGGACATCGAGATTTATCTAAAGAGGAGTTTAGTAAAATCTATATTCCGGAAATAGATAGAATTATTCAGGAAGATTCTAATGCAGTATTCTTAGTTGGAGTATGTGAAGGTGTTGATTTATATACTATATAGTATTTAAATAAATACTCTATTCCAGTTCAAGTATACGGTCCGAATTTGGATATTAAAAATGATCTTGTAAGATTACATTTATATCCAAGTTATGAAAAATCTGCTTTAGAGATGATTAAAAATTCAGATAAAACTATCGGATTTATTAAACCTGGTAGAGAAAATTCTAGTTTTACTGCTCTAAATGTTTTAAAAAGGTATATAATAAACAAATCTTAAACTTAAATAATATGAATAGAAAAGAAAGAACTATCTCCGAAAATATGGAGAAATTAATGATAGACCAAATCTCAAGAGAATTATATAATCATAATGTATATAGAACATATGCGAATTACTATTATGTAAGAGGATTGTTTAAATTACATCTTTATTATGAGATGAGATCTAATGAAGAATATAATCATCATCAATGGTTAGTTGATAGATTATATAGGGCTGGAGTTGATTTCAATTATCCAGAAGTGCCAGCTATTAAATCTAATCATGTTATATTGAAGCCAGAAGATAGTTTCGGTAAAACTGTTGATTTAGAGATCGAAACCACTATGTGGATATCTAAAATGATTGAAGCTGCACGAGAAGAGAAAGATTGGCAAACTGAGGGGTGGTTAAAGAGAACATTAATGGAAGAGCAGATAGATTTCTGTCTGAAAGTATGGTAACATACAGGTGAATAGATCAAAATCGGTGGAATCTATTTTAGATAATACCGAGGTAAGTATAAATCTAAAGAATTTATACCACTGTAACGCGTAGGTATTGAAACTATAAATTATTAATTCTTTACTAGGAATTTATATATGTATATTATATTTTTGTGTTCATGGACATGGTGCATCTTTGCGGATCATTTCTGGCACATAATAAATATTAGAAACGTGGGTGATAATGCCCTTGTCAAAGCTAACTTCCCTTAGTATAATCCCGCTCTGTCCCAACTCCGACAACGGGTGCTGGTCAAATTTCAGGGAGTATCCAGCATTACAAGATGTATATCTTGGTTAGTGGCGACGACCCCTTAATAATATTTATAACAAATATTATGAAAATAGTAGCTAAGAAGGCAAAGGGGTTTAAGTTGGTAAATAAATAGGTAGAAATGTTTATTAGCTATCGGTTTAGATACCAGCATAGGGAGTTTTATATACATATATAATTTTAGTAAGGTATAGAATTAAGATTCTATACCTTTTTTTTATATTTAATATTTTATAGAATAAAATATACCCAAGAGTGATCTACTCCTACAGGTAATGCTGAGGATGAAAATGTACGCTGAACCGTCTGATGATTAAATCAGAATATCTTTATTTACATCTTCGATAAAGTAAGGAGGAAACTCCCGGAAGTAAGAGATAAAAAACTCTTACGATAACAAAATTGGGAAGAAGAAGATGTTAGCCGAACAATCCTAACAATGTCTGAGGAAGACACTGACTGGCAGACTAAAGAGGATACTATTTTATCATATTATAATGGATTAAATAGAGTAACAGAAGGAGATAGAGATATTATTGATAATAGCTCTTTTCTTAAACAAAGATGATAATTTAATATAATAACTTATGTTAGTTTTAGATAACATTAATTCAGTTTCAGATGTAATTACGAATTCTTCATCAGAATTATTTGTAATAAGTAATGAAACAACTACACTAGATCTTTTTAAGAGTACAATCAGTCCTGTATTAGATGGTTATTATGAACCATTTGTATTTAATTTAGATACATTTAGAAAATGGGTAGAAAGTTCTGAAAATGATAATCCCACGGATATGGATACATGTTTTCAGACTATATATGACTGGTTCGTTGATTTAGAGTATTCTGATGGTTTGACTTACTATATTGGTGATACTATTTATAAGTTACGGTTAGAGGATTATATTAAATTAGAAAATAATCTACTTAGAGAATTATACGCGGAATTAATTAAAAGGTATGATACTGTTTATCTATCATCTGAAAAAATCAAAATTTTTCTCCAAACATATGATGAAGATAAAATAAATAAGATCATAGAATATTTATTAAATACAAATTTCGAATATGACATTCGAAAACTAGATGGAAAAATTATTCTTCTTTCCGAGGAGGAGAATTCCATTTCATGTAGTAGAAAATTTAACCGCTCAGAATTTGCGGAAGATTCTGATGTATTTCAATGGCTTGAGCATAATTTTAATATTACATATTATCATTTAGGATGAGATTTAAAATACATTCAATATCAGATATTATAACAAACAGTAGTTCAGAAGTATTTCTTGTTTCTAAAGATAGTGAGATAAAGAATATAAAAGGATTGCAAGAGAAACTGAATTTAGGAGACGTATCTGATTTACTAAAGTTTATACATACTTATAGTTGGGGTATAGATAAAGACTATAATTATGGAGATTTATATATAACACTTGATCATATACGTGATATAACTGATGCTTTCAGTAACTACTTCAATGATAGTGACTGGGATGATAATATCTCAAAAATAGGTATATTACGTGATGAGATGTACAAAGTATTTGCTGAGAGTTTTAAGGATATAGTAGCTATAGTAATAGATAATGGCTATCATTATGAATTTATTGCAGATAATCCAAATTTAAAATATGAAAACTTTCCATATTAAAATTCATTCTATTTCAGATATTATTACTAATAGTAGTTCCGAGACCTTTTGTTTTATTTATAGTGAAGATATATCTAAAGTATTAAAAGTATTATCTCCTTATTTTGGGAACTATGATGTTTTTGATGAATGTTGTGCACAAATATATGGTCCTTTTCAAGAAGGTATAGAGGATCCTTATATTGAAATTAGATGTTCCCAAGATTATAGACCTTCGTTACTAGAAGAAGGATTAAGATATGTATTAGATAAAAATAATATTGATTATACAATATCAAAAGAAGAATAAAAAATATCTTTATATATGGAGTCAATAATAGAGTTTCCAATAATTTTTGTATTTGATTCTAAATACTATAATGAAACTACTATAAGTAATATATTAAATAAACTATTAGAGCCTGAGGGAAGATCATACGAAGATTTCTTTAGAAAGATCCAACCGGCTATTGAAGTAACAACATGCTGCAATCCTAAAGACTTAGCAGTACTAACTTATGAGATACCCTATTGGATGAAACTTTATTTAGAGAATTTACATAATGTAAAAGGTTATAGTTGTTTAACTTTATAAATTAAGAGATGAAAGATTTTAAACACTTTGGAGTTAGGTTTAAAGGTATAAGTAGTTGTAATTATACCGCAATATGGAGTAATTTAATTACAATACGTCTTGGAGATAAAGAGATTAAAGAACTTCCAGCAGATAAAGCTGAGTTCTACGATGTTTCATTAGGGAATAAGTGTGTTACTGGAAAATGTCCGTGGTGTTATGTTGATTCTAACCCAAATGGGGAATATTATACTAATGTATGTGATACATGGAAGAAGTTTATCGCTACATTTGCTCCAGATAAGAAAGAAAAGAATATCACTATCACAGAAAAACCCTTTCAAATAGCGATTGGATCTGAAGGCTCTGCGGACGAGTCGCCGGAGTTCTGTGATTTCTTGGAAACTGTATATAATACTGGAGTAGTTCCTAATTATACTACTAACGGAGTAATTCTATCATATTATGATAAGCCTGGAACAGAATATTATGACTTGGCGAATAAAATCCTTAAATATACTCACGATTATGTAGCAGGAGTTGCTGTCTCGTTTGGAAACAAATCTCTCCGATCTTATGCAGAAAATGCTATAAAAGGATTATTAGAAAAAGGAGATTGTCATATTAATATTCATCATATAATATCTGATAAAGCCTCTGTACAAGACTTTATAGATAGTTGGTATAATTACTCAGACGATATAAAATATCATGTCCTATTGCCTCTAATGCCCTCTGGAAGATCTACTAAAGGACTGGAACCCGGAGTATGGGAAATTCTAGAAAAAGCGATTAAAGATTTAAATATTACAAATGTTGCTTTTGGAGCTCATTTTTATAAATATTTAACAGAATCATCAATTAAAACTTGGATATATCCTCCAGAAAGCTTGAGCAAAAATATGATTCTTAAAAATGGGAAAGTTATTATTACTCCAAGCTCTTTTAACTTAACTCCAATAAAAATATTAAATTTCGATGAGAAAATATAAAAGGAAAAAGAACAGGTATAGACCGAATAAGGTTTATCCTGTTAATGATATGCTGATAATGATGGTGAATGAGGAATTAAGACCTTACAATAAAACAATAGATGATATAAGGGACATTAAAGAATGGTATAATTTATATACTTTTAACACTAAATCTCAAGAAAAAGTTTGGAGAGATTATTGTAATAAATTAATTCGCAAACATTTATATCCTTGGTATATAGATAAAAAACATGCGAAAAAAGAGGTTAGTTGGGTAGCACTACAAGTTGGATTATATTCGGAATATTTAAAACATGAAAATTAGAGTAATAGGAGACCTTCATGGAAGAGATTGGTGGAAGAGGAAAGTTGAAACTGGAGATTCTGATTTAAATATTTTCTTAGGAGATTACGTTGATTCTTATACTGTTTCTGATAAACAAATAATAAATAATTTATTAGATATAATTGAATTTAAGAAAAGTTATGAGGATAAAGTAATATTATTATTAGGAAATCATGAATATAATTACATTTCTCCTTATATAGGTTATTGTTCTGGATATAGATATAGTATATCTAATAAACTCCAAGATATTTATAGAAATAATCTACACCTATTTAAATTAAATCACAATATCAAGATATATAATCCTGAAACAGAAAAGGTAGATAGAACTTACTGGTTTTCTCATGCCGGAATTACAAGTAAATGGTTATCTTTTTATGGGCAAATATTTAATAATATTGAGAATGAAAAAGATATAGTTTCTGATCGTTTATATTATCCCAATCTCTGTGAAAAGATAAATTTATCCATAGATTCTTATAGATATTTATCTCAAGTACTGTCTATATCTATGCATAGAGGTGGTAGTAATTTCCATTATCTTCCATGACATATGAGCAGATAAAGGAATTTAACAGCCTTAGTGATCTGTGTGTTGATATATACGAGACGTCATCAAAATCTAAAATTTTTACAATTTGTTCTAAATCTACAATAGGTCCTGAGGACGAAACAGAATTTGTAGAAATAACCCAAGATGATATAATCTCTGCAATCGACTGGCTAAATGCCAATCATTTTGACTATCGCGGATTAATAAACAAAGGCTTAGCAATTAATGCTACTGACTTAAATATTTATTGATATGAAAAACCAAGATACCGATTTACAACTTGAATGTCTATCTAATCAGAGGCAGATTGATACAGAGTTTAACTCTATTCCTTCAGGTCATAAGAAGGAATCTTTACGGATTAGTGTTACAGAAAGATTACCAGAAAATGACTTTAATTGTATTGTGACAGAAGCGGAACGGTACATTAATAGTGTGTGGCATGATATGAAAGAAAAACCTGATTTTAAAAAACTGCCTGTTTTATTGAAACATAAATCTGGGGTAATTCATTTTATTGATAGTACACCTACGAGTTGGAAATATTTAATTAAGCATTATGTAAAATGGGTATACATCAGAGATTTGTTACCCAATGAGGAAAAATAATAATAATAAAAGATATGGAAACAAAAGAAAATAACAAATTTAAACCATTTGATCTCGAGCAAGCTAAAGCTGGTAAACCTGTTTGTACAAGAGACGGACGTAAAGCAAGGATTATTTGCTTTGATTTAAAAAATGGGAATCACCCAATTGTAGCTGCAATAGAAGGTGACGAGTACGAAACTATCCTCTGCTACACAATCAAAGGAGAAATTTCAGAAAACATTAAATCTGAAAATGACCTTATGATGCTTCCAGAAAAGAAAGAAGGCTGGGTAAATGTGTATAAGGATTCTGTATATGACACCAAAGACGAGGCTTTAATTGGAAGGTCTAAAAGTATAGGTTATATTGATACTATTAAAATAGAATAGGAGGAATAATTATGTTAGGAGTAGTATTACTTATTATAGTAATTATAATTACACTTTTTATTTTAAATATTAGTAAAGAGTGTAATGAAGATAGAGGATTCAGAGCAGGAACATGTTTCTTTGCTGTAGTAGCTTCTGTGATGTTAGGAGCAGTAATTGAAGCTGAAACCTCACCTACTATAGAAGATTATATTCATGGTAAAGTGAGAGTAGAAGTAAACCAAATCTATGAGAATGGTGAAGTTGTAAGATGTGATACTAATTATTATAAATTATAAGTTATGGCATTTGTAGCGGTAAATAAAAATGGCAGTGAAAGTATATTTGCTTTTAGACCCTTTAGAAAAGATCCTGATACATCACGTTGTAAATTATGGGAACCTGAATATTGGAGTGATGAGAACAGTAGTGAGTATGATAACGAAGATACTGGGATTATTTTACCTAAGGGTTCTATCAAGAAACTTACAGGTAAAGATTTAACTTGGAATGATGAATCTATAGAATTAAAGAAGGATTGAAGGGAAGACAAAGAGCCTAAGTTATTAATAACTAAATAACAATATTATGTGGATAGCAAGAGACAAAGATGGTAGTTTATGGTTATCAAAATCAGATAAACTCACTAATACTCATGTGTCAAGATATTTACCTAATTATAATAGAGTAGAAATTTATGATGAAGATTTTTGGTGTATATCAAAGAATTATTCAAAAACTAATAGTAATCATTAATTATGGAAGTAAAAATACAAATATCAGATAATTGTGAGCTCATTAAGAATGGGGACACATACATTGTAAAAGAGAAGAAGAATGATAAGCCAAGAACTTGGGAGGAGTTTTGTGAGATGAATCCGATAAAAGTTGGAGAAGCGTTTATAGATTGTACTGATGATTGTAACCCAATTACTGAGGCATCATTTTGTATCGGAAAAGAAAGAAAAGATAAATGTTGGTGTACTTCTAAACAAGAAGCAAAAGCCTTTCTTGCTCTTATGCAATTAAGACAGTTGAGGAAAGCTTGGATTGGAGATTGGGAACCTATAAAAGGAGAAACATATTGAGGTATATTCAATAACATAGCAGCAGGAATATGTACTAATCCTTTTGCAATGTCAAATACCGCAATGTCTTTCCCAACCAAAGAAATGGCAGAAGAATTTCTTAGTTGCTTCAGAAATTTATGTGAAACAGCAAAAACATTACTATAATGAAAAAGATTGAAATTAAAATTCCAGGTGATTGTATATTAGTTCAAGATGGTGATAAATATATTATCAAGAAAAAAGATGAGAAACCAAAAACCTGGAAAGAGTTTTGTAAGAATTATCCGCTCCATGAAAACAAAGTATATTTCAATGACTATGGAGAAATTAATCTAAATATTGTAGATTGTGGAAAAAGGAGAACTACACCTAACTGGATAATCAATAAACAAGAAGCAGAAGCTTTCTTAGCTCTCATGCAGCTTAGGCAATTAAGAAAGGCATGGGTAGGCGATTGGGAGATTAAATATGATTGGAATGATTATCACTGCATTATCAATCATAAAAACAATATTATCGTGGCGCGTAGAATATATACAAATGGCGCTCTTTCATTTCCTACGGAAGAAATGGCAGAAGATTTTCTCAATTGCTTTAAAGATCTATGTGAAACAGCTAAAATGTTACTATAATGGATATATATACGCTCAATAAAGCTACGGGTATACAGGATGAAATAAAGTCTTTAAAAGAAGAAAAGGATATCTGGGAAAGTGCTACAAGTTTTTGCGCCGGAACAGAGGTGTGGAATGGTACCCATAGATGGGTAATCAGAACCTCTTTGATTGATTTTGTAGAGTTAAAAAACAGAACTCTTGCATATATCAATTCTCAAATTGAAGTATTGGAAAAAGAATTTAAAGAGCTATAATAACAGTATAGGAATTAATTGATGAACTTCTCAAGGTAGAAGATAAGTCAAAACAAGTAAAAGCAGCATTACTATATAATACTACTGAGATAACTCATACTATGGACACTGATTATGTATTTGTAATTTGGATTTAATTATGGAACGCAAGATAGGAGAAATATTTGAGTACAACGGCGAGTGGTATCAGTGTGTAGGAGGTACTTGCAGAAATTGTAGCTTTTACTATGATACTGTTTGCAAGAACATTACCACTATTGGAAGTACTAATTTTGGAAATTGCCATTGTTCTTTAAGAACAGACCATAAATCTGTTATCTTCAAGAAACTTGAAAAGGATGGATTTGCAATTAAAATCAAACAAAACAAAGAAGATATGGAAGAAAAGAAAATACAACATTATGATTGTTTCTCTGATAGAGAACCATCTAAGTCTAATTTGAAACCCTTTGACCTTGAAGCAGCCAAGGCAGGTAAGCCCGTATGCACAAGGAACGGACAAGAAGTAAGAATTATTTGCTTTGATGCTAAATTAAAGAATTATCCTATAGTAGCTTTAGTTAAAGAAAAAGGTTCCACACAGGAATATTTACATACTTATACCAATGAAGGCAGAATTTACTATAAGAATCCTACGCATAGCTTAGATCTTGTAATGCCTTTAAAAAAGAAAACAGGATGGGTTAATATATTTGTAAATGGCGAATATACTGTATCGAATATATATACAACAGAGCAAAGTGCCAAAGTAAATGCGATAATAAGCAAAGCTGTTGATACTATTCAGATAGAGTGGTATGAATAAATAAAGATTATGAGTGAGTTTAAAGATCGATTATTAAAGCAATTAGAGACAGACTATTCAGAAAATGCCAGAGACTGTCTTAAAATATATGAAGCTATTGAAAAGTTAAATGGAGGGAGTGTCCCTAGTGATCAATGGATGGTATTATCCAGAGTTCAACATTTAGGAACCCATATAGATCCTATGAGAGTTTATTCCCCTTCTAAAATAGGTTACGTATTCCTAAAAGGATTAGAAAGAAACGACGAGATGAAAACATTACTAATAACAGAAACAGAGGCCAGGATGATTTATTCAAGTATATCCGGAGAATTTAAGAAAAAGCTTGAAGATATCTTCGGAATAGAAAGACTTACATTGAGTTTCCAGGAACTGGTGAAGACCTATGAGGATGCATGTAAAATTACAGGATCAGTTCCTGACATAGAATGTGATGACAGGTCTGAATTAGCACGTTTAAAACTGATACAGATCTATAAGGCCTCTAATATATTGAACGATAATTGGAAGCTTACCCCTCTTGGTACTCAATGTGCATTTTATCCATCTTTTACGTGGGAGAAAGGTAGACTTATATGCGGTGATATATGTCATACTTTATACAATATCTCCTATGATATTAAATTATGTTGTGGCAAAAGAGATGATGCTTTTTACATAGGAACTCATTTTATTGATCTATATAGGGATTACTTACTACCAGAGTAAAATGGAAATACAAGAAATAAAAATTGATGGGATAACATATGTAAAGGATGAACATTCTACATTATGTCTTAATTGTGCCCTTGTTGGTAAAGATTGTGATATTTTCATAGGTGGTACAGCATGTACAGCCTGTGTAGTATTCGACAGTCATGCACTTAAAGTAAAGGAGGAATATGAGAAATAATAAGGATCTTATTAAAATCAGTAAAGGTCATTATACCTATAAGAGTGTTCAGATAAACTGCATTGGGTATTATCCTCCGGAAAAAAGAGTAGTATGGGAAGCTGTAGACAAGAATGGCTGTGGTTTCGCCCACTCTTTTTCCTTAAGAGATACTATTAGGTTAATCGATGAAGATATTAAAATCAAAATTAAATTAAAGGAGGATTAATATGTTTCCAATTAATTTTATAATAGCTTTTATAATAATTGTTTTATTTCTTATTTTTGTTGCTCAAGAACTTCGTGATAGAGATATTAATTTCTATAACAAATATAAAATTTTTGAGAACAAAAACGGACATTATGTTGTTAAATATGTAAAATATTATCTCTACGGATTTATTCCTATGTGGAGATGGCTTAAGAAGAAATGTCCTTTTAGCTTGGATGAAGAGGTTGTCGAATTTCAACATAAAGAATCAGCACATAATATTATGTTAGACTACTACGAATTGGCTCGCCATGATTATAATGTAACTAAAATCAAAAATAAAACACTTTAATAAATGACAGAAGAACAAATTAGAGATTATAAAATAGCATCACGAACAAAAATTGCTCTCTTAAACAAACACTCTATAGTTACGGAAAATTTAGAAATAAATGGTATATTTACTCCTGATATACTTGATAATTGTAGCAGTTTATCTTATAAGTGTTATACAACATATATAGAATTACAAAAAGAAGTTGATGATGCTTTTAAAGAAGCTATTGAAAGAATCACCAATATTATATCTGAAATATAAATATTTAATAAATTAATATCTATATATGAAGATATATTAGATTAAGTAAATAACTAAATTAATATTTAAAAAGATGTTACCTATATTATATCTAATTAGATATATTCATAATGTTTGTATGAAATTTCTAAAAGAAGTAAACTTCGATGAAGCTGTAGATATGTACATAGATGAACGTACTAGATCCAATTGTTTAATTGAAAGAATTAGACTAAATAATTTTCGGAATCTTTTAATGGAAGGTGTAGAAAACTCTACAGATTTAAAGATTTTTTCAAAAAATTGTATAAAGTTTCTTACTAAAGCTTTTAGTAGCTCTGATATAATAGAAGCTTTTACTCATTGTAATGTAAATGGATCGTGGGAGGAATTTGAGTATAGTTATAGGATTTGGTATTCGAATATATTAGAACATAATGTTGTAAATCCTGATATATATAATCTTAATTATATACTACAAGGAGGAGAGGGGCTTAAAAATTCCTGGAAAGATAATTCCTGTAATTTTAATCTACTGCTCACTTATATAAACAGATATAATCATGAACCTCCTAACTATTATCCAAACGAACTAAAAATATCTATTCTAAAAGATGCTAAACGTATTATAAAATTAAAAAGTATATCAGGGTTATGTTTAGCTCTTAAGGCATCTTTTCAATGTCAACCAAAATTTTACTATCATAATGGTATAAAAGAAATACCAAATCTATCTACAGCATTACAATATTATTTTCCAGAGTTTAATAAGGATAGATTTGCTCCGTATTGTACTGATTATAATGGTTACTGGTGGGATCCTGATGATAAAACTTCAAGAATAGATGTACTATCTATATTAATAGATATATACGAAGAAGAATTAAATGATAAAAATCTTTATTATGTTGAATAAGTTTTTATTAGAACGTATAAAGGAAAATAACTTATACTTTAG